CTTCAAGTTCAGGTTGAAGATCTATCCCCGGCTACACCAACCGGCACCATTGATGCATATGTAAAGTGGGTCGCTACTATTTTAGCGGTAGCAGGTGTATTTTTACAGAGTGCTGGGTTTATGACCGAAGGGCGTATTGCATAGGCTTTAAGTTCAATGGCATGGATATATGTTGGTCACTCTTGGAATGATAAAGCAATCATGATTGGTAGTTCAATTACTGGAACAGCCGTGTGTATGAATTTAGCGGAAGCATTAGCATGAGCAAATATATTGTTACTGTTGAAGAAGATCCAAAAACTGGAGAACTGATTCTACCTATTCCTGATGAACTATTAGTTGAAGTAGGTTGGAGTGAGGGTGATGAATTAGTTTGGGAAGAAACTTTAATATGTGAAGACACGGGAGAATATCCTGGCTACACTTTGAAGAAGGTCAATGATGAAAGTTGAAATAGGCCCTTTCCCAGATGACGATAGTGAGCGCGTCATCAATATCCGCGTCGACGATTATGATACGTGGAATATGGATGATACTCTTGCGCATATTATTCTACCGATGCTAAAGCAATTAAAAGAAAAAAAGCACGGCTCTCCTCTTGTTGATATTGAAGACGTTCCACCAGAGCTACAGCCTCATGGAAACAGTGCAAATGAAGCCGCGCAGTACGATTTATTTCCTAGTGAAGAACATGATCAAATGTGTTGGGATGCAATGCACGCTCGCTGGGACTGGGTAATGAATGAAATGATTTTTGCATTTGAGTGTTTAGTAGGAGAATTCGAGGACTGGGAAAATCAGTTTTGGTCGGGTGAGTCTGATATGCGTTTTGAAGATTTCGAAGACGGAACTTCGGAACTAAAGTACGGGCCTAACCATACTCGAGAGTGGGATCGTGAAGGTCATATTAAGTGGGGCAAGAGAATGGAGAATGGTTTTAGATTATTCGGTAAATACTATCGAGGGCTGTGGGACTAATGCCGTTCTGGAAAAAGAGCGATAAAGAAAAACTAAAGGAACGTCGAGAACGTATACAACATCCTCACTTAATTAAATCGCGTAAGCATTGGGGATGGGATGCCGGCTATGACAAATATAATGAGGAAGAAAATGACGAACGATCCGATCGAGATTCTAGTGGAACTAGCGAAGGAAGCCGAGATAGGTGATCCATTTGACTGGGCCGATGTTGCTATTGATGAAGAAGAAGCTTATCGACTAATGGCAATGAATGTTCTCGAAATGAATATGGATCCAAAAATCATGATGGCAACTATTGTGAAATTGTGTGTTGAAAACATGGTACTAAATGTGAGGCTTATGCAGAAGTGAAAAAGATTTTTGAAATTTGGCAATACAGCCTAGGTGGATATTCAGATGATAAAACCGAACCCTACGATAAGTACATCACAATTGTACGTACAATTATCGTAGGAGTCAACTTCATTACTTGCTTTTTCATTATGGCAAATACCATACGGCATTGGTAATTACCAATTTGTGATATAGACTAAAAACGAGCGTGGTAATACTTCATTAAAGTTCTCTGCAAAAATCTTTTCTGAATAAGACTCGTTTTGAAATCTTACTTGAGACTTTTCCATCATGGGTCGTAAGAATTTTTCTCTCCAAGCTTTAAACTTGGCATCGGTTCCATAATGAGCATTTAAATGAATTATTAGTGCGATGTGTCTTACGTTCTTACAAAGATAGTCAATGTTGTCCGGATCAAGTATCGAAAGTTCTGCGCCACTTGCGTTAATTTTTAGAAAATCTATACGTTCAATATTAAGTGTATCTGTCATTTGCCGCAAAGACATGAGCCTAGGTTCTTCACACGGCTCACAACCTTTGATTTGGTGTATGTTACTCAGGTCAACGTCTGTTCGACCCATAGCAGCATTAATAGGAAAAACCCGTTGCTCTTCTTGGTCGATAATATAATCGGAAACATTTCGTATCGCGGTCTTGAGTATTTCTCTGTTAGGCTCAACCATATAAACTTTGGCTGCACCCGCATCTAATGCTTTAGCTGAAAAAGCGCCAACACCACAACCTATATCAACAACGATGTCGTCGGGTAATACTTCATACCACCAATCGTAATTTTTAGCCACGAACATATTATAGTGAAGAGCCGAGACTTCATTTATCGATAAACCGGTAGTGTCTAGTTCGTATGATAAGGCTTTAGGTTTAAACATGATATAATCCTCAAGTAAATAAATAGTATAGATTGCTATTTATTAAGAGAGTGTGAGTTTTGAAAAATATTGCTGGGTGGGAGTTCCAAAAGTATTGGACACCAATTGAAAATGGAGTACAAAAGTGGTTATTCGTACACATTAATAAATGCGGCGGCATGAGCATCGAGCATAGACTAAACATACCAAAGATACATTATACTGCTCAAGATCTTGTTGATCGTCTTGGTAGAGAGAAATGGGACGAGATGTTTACTTTTAGCGTAATTCGTCACCCTTATGCTCGAGTACTTTCATTATACAACTATCGAGCTTATGAGCGTAGATTAGGATTTTATCCACCAGAAGTAAATAATTGGATTCAATCTTGCTTCGTAAAAAAAGAGGAAAATGTTTGGTTGTGGTCTCGAATGCAAGAACCTATGGTGAACTGGTTAAAGGTTGATGGTGAGATCGCAGTTAATAAAATATATAGGCTTGAGAATATAGAAAAAGATTGGCTAGACATATGTGATAAGACGGGAGCTAAAGAAAGAACTCTCAAACACATAAACAGAAGACTTGGCACTACTACTGAAGATGCCATTCAAGCTTTTAATGATGAAAGCATACACGTACTGAATGAACACTTTAAAGAAGATTTTGAAGTGTTCGACTACGAAATTAAAAAGGTATAAGCATGATCAATAATTACTTATCAACAGGTGGGTTCGATATAAAAATATCAAGGCTACCTAATGTCGAGTTTTTCTCACAAAAACTCTTGCTACCAGGTGTAACTGCGAACGCGGTCGAGACACAAACACCTCTTAGAGCTTTTTATAATGTACCGGATCATTTGCGATATGCAGACTTTGATTTATCATTCATCATCGACGAAAACATGATAAATTATCGAGAAATATATGATTGGTTAAAAGGTATCGGTACACCTGACTCGCTAGCACAATATGATAGACTCAATGAATCAAAAGAAGGCCTTGTTTCAGATATCACAGTACTCATGCTCAATAGCCACAAAAATCCTAACATTTCATTTACATTTCAAAACGCATTTCCCATAGGACTTACTCCTGTGTCTCTAGACATTACCACAAATGACGTTGTCTATGCTGAAGCTACTGTTACAATGAGGTATGACGCATTTACCATTGAAAAGTTATAGTGTACAATACACATTAGCTGTGTTATAATGGTGCAGTACAAAAACTGATTATGGATTTACACTATGGATACAAATGACATTTCAGCAATATGGGCCCAAGATGCACCTATTGACGAGACTAATCTTGTAGGCGAAAGCAAACGAATTCCAAACTTACACAGCAAGTACTATAATATGTACTATAAGGAAGTGTTGCGCGTTAAAAAGCTTAAGGCCGAATATAAAGAACTTGAACTCGCTAAGCGTGAGTGGATGGACGGTTCTATGGCTGAAGAGGACCTCCGCGAGCGTGGGTGGCGTCCGTACCAGCGAAAAATTATACGACAAGACATGGATAAATACTTGCAGGCGGACAAGGATATTATTAACTTAAGTTTAAAGATTGACTTCCATACAGCAAACGCGAACTATTTAGAAGATATTATTAAGACAATTCATAGTCGAAACTTTATAATTAAATCAATGATTGATATGTTAAAATTCCAGGCAGGTGACTATTAATGATTAAATGGATTCAAAGGTTAATTGAAAAGCCTTTAGAAGAAAACAAATTCGATCAAACAGTCATGCATAATCTTCCTACCATGGAACAAGAAGCTGACCCTGAAGATTTAACACTTGAAAATGCGTATAGAACTCGTTGGATTTGGTACCACACTATTCTTGCGGTTCTTATATTTTTTACCAACTTACTACTATTTGGAATATTTGTATTATTAGCGATTAAGTTATAGGAGAACAAAAATGAAAAGATTACTTCTAACTTCCAGCTTATTTCTAACATCTTCCGTGATGGCCCATGAAGGAATTCATAGTCATCCTCATGGAGTCGAGTCTTATCTTGCTCTAGGCGGAATTTTGTTTGTGGCTGCTCTTGTTGGTATTGGCCTCCGAATGGCTAAAAACCAAAAATAAGATTTTCTTTTTGTTATGAGTGAACGCGTCGAAATCGAAAGTATCAATTCAGTCCACATGAAAATCAAGGCCGACTCAGGTATCTTGATGGAACTGAGTGAGCACTTTTCGTTTCGACCTGAAGGGTATCAATTTAATCCACGCTATAAGTCACGAGTGTGGGATGGAATTATTCGACTGTTTCAACCAATGAGACCTAAGTTATATGTTGGTCTATACCCTCATGTTAAAAAGTTTTGTGATGAACGTGGTTATCAAATAACAGCACCCGAGCATATCGGAACGGACGAGGAGTTCGATGATGACTACCCTACTCAACTGGCTCAAGAAATCAATTGTAAATTTACACCTCGAGATTACCAATCAGAATATGTACTTAACGCATTGCGTAAGCGTCGATCTCTATCATTGTCACCCACATCATCTGGTAAATCACTCATCATCTATTTGATTCAGCAACACTATTATCAAGCTTTCGGTCACCGTACACTTATCATTGTTCCTACAATCTCTTTGGTACACCAAATGGCCGGTGACTTTGTTGACTACGGTTGTGATGAAAGCATCATCTATAAAATCCAAGGTGGTATTGATAAGAATACAAAACTACCTATTGTCATTAGTACATGGCAATCTCTCATTAAACAACCTAAGGAATGGTTCGACCAATTCCGTGTCGTACTTGGTGATGAAGCCCATACATTCCAAGCTAAGTCTCTTACGACCATTATGGAAAAGCTTACTGATTGTGAGTATCGACATGGGTTTACTGGTACGCTTAAATCATCTGAATCTAAGACTCATAGGCTCGTTCTTGAAGGTTGTTTCGGAGAAGTCAAACGTATAGTGTCTACTAAAAAGCTAATGGACGAGGGTACTGTAGCAGATTTTAAAGTGAAGGCAATTGTATTAGCCCACGATATGGAAGCTCGTAAAAACTTTAAAAAGGCGATGGGTACGATTAAAGAAGGAACACGCAAGTGGCCGGCTGAACGCGAGTTTATCGTGAATCATGAAAAGCGTAATAAGTTTATTGCGAATCTAGTACACAGCCTCGAGGGACAAAATAATCTCGTTTTATTTGACCTTGTTGAAAAGCACGGTAAAGTACTCAAGCCATTACTAGAAAAAGAAGGTAGGCAACTGCATTTCATTTACGGTGGAACATCAGGAGAAGAACGTGAACACATTCGAAACCTTGTGGAAAATGATGGGACAAAACGACATGATATACTTGCATCTTATGGCGTGTTTTCAACTGGCGTAAACCTTAAGCGGCTTGACAATGTCATCTTCGCATCGGGTTCAAAATCAGAAATCAAAGTATTGCAATCGATTGGTCGAACTCTTCGTAAGGCTGATGACTCGACTAAAGCTGTTCTATATGACATTGCTGATGATCTTAGTGTAGGTGAGAGTTTTGAAAACTACACGCTGAAACATTTCAAAAAGCGCATTGAGATTTATGGTAGTGAACAGTTTTCATTTAAGATCTATACGGTGAATATTTAATGAAGACTCTATTAATGTCAGACTTACATGTTGGGTTCAAGTATAGTAGAGCTCAAGATATTCTAAAGGTTCTTAACAAAGAAAAGTTTGATCGTTTGATTTTAGTCGGTGACGTTTTCGATATACAACAAATGATGAAGCGCCCATATTGGGATGAAGACCATACAAATGTTCTTAAGAAAATACTTAAGATTGCGAAAAAGAAAGAGGTGGTATATGTAATCGGTAATCACGACTACCCTTTATTTTACTTACAAGAGTACACTAATAAACTTGCAAGTATTCATATATGTCGTGAGTTTCAATATGAAAGTAATGGCGTTAAAATACTTTGCTTACACGGTGATCAGCTCGAGTCGATAGCAAAAGGATGGCATGTTATCGGAGATTGGCTATACTATTTTTCTTTAAAATTAAACACACTCGTCAACTACATTCGTAAGATTTTCAAAATGCCTTATTGGTCATTTTCGAAGTGGTGTAAAGACAAAGCAAAAAGCCGTATTGCCACTTGGTTCAACATGGAAGAAAAACTAGAGCAAGCACTATATGACTATGACGCTGACAAACTCGTCTACGGTCATACTCACATGCCATACGCAGAGCGTGGTGGCAAGTTCTCAAATTGTGGTACATTTGTTGAGATTGCCACATATCTAACCGAAGAAAACGGTACATTTACTCTTAACGATCTAGATAGATAACAGTTGACATTTACAGTTACGTGTGTTAGAATAGCATTCTAAATTTAACACATGAAGTAAGGACTATACTATGGCTAAAAAACGAAATTACGTAAACAATCCTGATCTTCTTCAAGCACTCATCGAGTATAGGGCATCTTGTAAAGATGCAGAAGAATGTGGAGAAAACGCGCCACAAGTTCCGGACTACATTGGAAGTTGTATTATGCTTATTGCTACCAGGTTGGCAACCAAACCTAACTTTTCTGGTTACTCATATAAAGACGAAATGATTTCGGATGGCATCGAAAACTGTTTGCAATACATTCATAACTTTGATCCAGAAAAATCGTCTAATCCATTCGCTTACTTTACGCAAATCATTTGGTATGCCTTTCTACGTCGTATTCAAAAAGAAAAGAAGCAAACTTATATCAAGTTTAAGGCTTCTCAGAATATGATGACCGAAGCAATTATTAATGATTCAAGTGATATGACCGTTACACTTAGTGAACCTCCTGAGTATATCAGCGAGTTCATTGACGAATTCGAGAAGAAACTTAAGAAATGAAAATAGCAATCGTAACAGACATCCATATTGGAGCGAGAGGTGATAGTCGTGTCTTCCACGAAGTACAAAGAAAATTCTTTCTGGATGTATTTTTCCCTTATCTTGACGAACATAATATTACTACCGTCTTTGACCTTGGCGATACTTTTGATCGCCGCAAGTATATCAACTATGTAAGTCTTCAGCGCGGTAAAGAATTCTTTTTTGATGAGCTAGCTAAACGTAAAATTGACTTTCATGCCCTTATCGGTAATCATGATACCTACTACAGTAACATGAATGATGTGAATAGTATGAACCTATTGCTGCAAGAGTACCCTACGTTCAAGCTATATCAGGACCTT